GCAAAGTTTTTCGTATAAGATTTCCTTCCTAGGTCGGGACGCCTAATGCACCTCAAGACAGCCCAGCTCGCCCTGCTGCTGGGCCTGACGACGCGCCGCGTCAATCAGCTTGCGGAAGAAGGCATCACCGTGCGCTCGGCGCATGGTGAGTTCGATGGCCCAGCCAGCGTGCAGGCGTACATCGCCCATGTCTCCAACAAGGCCAAGGACAAGGAAGCGGCGCTCGACGCGGAGCGGGAGACGGCTCGCCTTCGGAAGGAGCAGGCCGACACGCAGGAGTTGAAGAACGCCAAGCTGCGCAAGGAGTTGCTGCCCGTCGACGAGGTCACGCGAGTCTGGTCGGAGCAGATCGCCAGCATTCGTAGCGGACTGCTGGCTGTCGTGTCACGTGTGCGTCAGCGCATATCGCTTTCGGTGGAAGACGCAGTCGTACTCGACGAGGAAATCCGCGACGCGATGACCAAGCTTGCGGATGGAGTCGAGATTTACAATGTCGATTTCGACCCATACGAAGGCGACGCTTCGGAAGGTGATGGCGACCCTTCGGCCGCCACAGAAAATCAATCTGTCCGAGTGGATGGAAAGAGAAATACGCCTGCCCGCAACGGTGTCGGCGGTACCGGGCAAGATTAAGCTTTACCCTTTCCAGCGCGGCATTGCCGACGCCATTGGCGACCCGACGATAGAGCGCGTGTCTGTGCTCAAGTCGGCACGTATCGGCTACACCACCATCCTGAACGGCGCCATTGCGCACTTCGTCGTCAACGACCCGTCGCTGATACTGGTGTATTTGCCGAATGAGGACATGGCGAAGTCTTTCGTCGTGTCGGACCTTGAGCCGACGTTCGAGGACTCGCCTGTATTGCAGGGCGTACTGTCTGGCGACCAGGTGCAGACGGCAGGCAAGAAGCGCACGTCCATGATGCTGCGCCAGTTTACCGGCGGCACGCTCAAGATTCTGTCGGCGGAGACGGAGCGCAGCTTTCGCGGCCATAATGCTCGCGTCGTCATCCTTGACGAGGTTGACGGCATGAAGCTGACGAAGGACGGCAACCCGTTGGCACTGGCTGTCCGGCGTACAGCGCAGTTTGCAGACCGCAAGATCATTGTTGGTTCCACGCCCCTCGAAGAGGAAACCAGCAACATCATCGCGCAGTACGCCAAGAGCGACCAGCGCGTGTTCGAGGTTCGGTGCGTCGAGTGCGACGAGTACAACGAGGTCCAGTGGAAAGACATTCACTGGCCTGAAGGCGAGCCGGAAAAGGCGTATTGGGGTTGTCCGGCGTGCGGTTGTGCCATCGAGCACAAACACAAGTCGACGATGGTTGCCCGCGGCAGATGGCGGGTGACAAGGCCTGAAGTCGTCGGGCACGCCGGGTTCAAGATCAACAGTCTGTCCAGCCCGCTTCCGACTGCGGATTGGGGGCTGCTGGCCGCGGAGTTTCTGGCGGCCAAGAACGATCCGGGGATGCTGCAGGAGTTCGTGAACCTCGTCTTGGGCGAGGGCTGGCGGACTGATGGCGAGCGGGTTGACGAATACGAACTGCAGGAAAGCGCGGAGCCGTTCGGGCTTGGCGGGCCGGAGCAAAGCCCGTTCCCGGTTGACGTGCTTGCGGTTACTGCCGGCTGCGATCTGCAGGAGGACCGCGGCGAAATAACCTATGTCGGCTTTGCGGAGTCGGGCCAGCAGTTCATTCTTGGGCATGAGGTGATTTACGGCCGGTACGACCAGAACGAGTTCTGGATCGATATCGACGCCGCGATAACCCGGCGATGGCAGCATCCACTTGGTGGCGAGATAGGCATCGACGCGGTTGCGCTTGATTCTTCCAGCGGGACGATGATGCGGCATGTCTACGACTTCGCCAAGCCGCGTATGCGACGGAAGGTCTTCGCCATCAAGGGTGATGACGGACGGCGGCCCTTCATCAAGAAGTCGACGCAGAAGAAAGACCCGCTGTGGATCGTCGGCGTCGATTCCGTGAAGGGGTCGATATTGAACGGCATCCGCGCTGGCGGGCGCTTTCGGTTTTCGCATGATTTGCCGCCAGTCTGGTTTGAGCAGTTCACTGCCGAGCGGCTGATGGTGAAGATGTTTCGCGGCCAGCCCGTCCATAAATGGGAGCGGGTGCCCGGGCGCCGCAATGAAGCTTTGGACTGCACAGTGTACGCGCTGGCCGTCAAGGAGCTTGTGCCAGTGAACTGGCAATTGCGGCGGGACCAGTTGGCTGACAGCCACACGTTGACTCCGGCCGTGCAGCATGCGGTGCGCCCGACACAGGTAATTGAATCGTCCGACTGGCTTTAGCTGGTTGCGGTCGCAAGGAACACATATGGCAATCGACAATAGCGAGCAGATCGCCGCGCTTCGTGCGGCGATTGCGACCGGCGCGCGCCGTATCGTGTTCCACAGCGGCGGGACGCGGCGTGAGGTTGAGTATCACAGTCTGAAGGACATGCGGGAGGCACTGACCTGGCTTGAGGGCCAGCAGGAGCCGAAGCCTGCCGTGTCTTATCTGGCGTTCAGCAAGGGTTAGCGGATGGCGACGGTGAATATACTCGACCGCGTCATCGGCTGGGTGGACCCGGCTGCCGGCGTGCGTCGAGCACGACAGCGGAACGCCATGCAGGTGGCGCGGGGCTACGACGCGGCAAAGCCGAGCCGCAGCCGGGACCCTTGGTATTCGCGCGGGACTTCGGCGGATGCCGAGATCAGCAAGGCTGGCGGTGCGCTGCGGGATGTGATGCGCGATCTGACGCGCAACAACCCATATGCGGCGAACGCGATCCACAACCTAGTGACCCACGCCGTGGGATCAGGAATCGTCCCGCGTGCGAAAGACCCGAAGGTAAACAAGCTGTTTGCCGAATGGGCGGGACAGTGCGACTCGGAGGGCCATCTGGACTTCTACGGGCTGCAGGCGCTGGCCGTGCGCGGCATGCTGGAGTCCGGCGACGGGCTGGTGCGCCGTAGGCGTCGTCTTGAGAGCGACGGCTTGCCGGTACCGCTGCAATTGCAGGTGCTGGAAGTCGACCACATCGACACGACGAAGAACGGCGTGTTCGGCGGCGTGGAGGTGTTCGAGGGCATCGGGCGCAACGGTATCGGCAAGGTTGTCGAATACTGGCTGCTGAAACGGCATCCGGGGGCGCCGAACGGCATGACGATGGAGTCCGCTGCCGTCCCGGTGGTGGATGTTGCGCACTGCTTTGAGAAGAAGCGGACACAGTCTCGCGGCGAGCCGTGGGGTGTTGCCGCAATCCCGGCGCTGCGCGATCTGGCGGAATACGAGCTTGCGGAGATCGTCCGCAAGAAGATGGAGGCCTGTGTTGTCGGCGTCGTTACTGGCGGCGACAACGACGATGGGCTGACGGGCATACCGCTCGGCGAAAATGAGCAGCCGGGCGTCTACAGTGTCCGGGGCGCCATCGTGGAAAAGATGCAGCCCGGCGCGTTGTACCATGCGCGCGGCGGTCGGGACATCAAGTTCACGCAGCCGGCGGCTACCGGCAGTTACGACGCCTACAAGGTGTCGATGCTGCACACGATAGCGGCCGGGTTTCGGGTGCCGTACTCGCTGCTGTCCGGCAACTTATCGAAGGTGAACTATTCCAGCGGCAAGCTTGGCCTGGAGACGTACAAGCGGACGATTGATGAGCTTCAGTGGAAGATCATCATCCCGATGTTGCTTCAGCCGATCTGGGACTGGTTTTGCGAGGCGGCGTATTTTGCCGGCAAGATCCGGACGCGGCATGTGCCGGTTGATTGGTCCCCGCCGCGCTTTCCGTCTGCCGACGAGGCGAAGGACATTACGGCAAGGGTCAACGCGATTCGGGCCGGCCTGCTCAATCCTATGACGGCCATCGCCGAGACCGGTTACACGCCGGACGAGGTGATCGCCGGATATGTCGAGTGGAATGCCTTGCTGGATAAGTATGGCCTGGTGTTCGACACGGACCCTCGAAAAATGTCGCAGGCCGGTCAGACGCAACAGCAGGCGGCGGAAGAACCGCCGGAGGACGACTTGCATGACGACGACACGTAAACTGCCCGATGCCCTGCCGATGCAGACGCGGGCGGCCATGGTCGATAGCGACAGCATCGACACGGTGGCGCGCACGGTAACGCTGGTCTGGACGGCTGGGGCGACAGTACGGCGTCACCGTTGGGAAGGTTGGGACACGATAGTCCCGTTCGATGAGACGCTGGTGGTGACGCCTGCGGCCATCGACCTTGCCCGCATGAATGCCGGGGCGCCGGTCCTCGATAGCCACTCGACGTGGTCGACCTTTTCGCAAGTTGCGGTGGTCGAGCGAGCGTGGATCGAGAAGGGGGAGGGGTGGGCGACCATTCGCTTTCCGGCCGAAGGCATCGACGCGGCGGCCGACAGGCTGTTCGGGCTGGTGTCGGAACGCATCGTCAAGAATATTTCGGTCGGCTACACCATCAACAAGTTGCGAATTGTCGAGCCTGAAAAGAAGGGCGAGATCGAGCAGCATATTGTTGAGCGGTGGACGCCTCACGAAATCTCTTTCGTTACGGTCCCAGCCGATCCGAAGGCGCAGGTACGCGGTTCTGAACCGACTGCGCTCTATCCACTAGATATTGAGCACAAGGAGGACGGCTTGTCTGAAGCTGCCGAATCCGCAGCCGTGCAGGCTGAACCTTCCAACGACAACAACCAGCAGGAGAGCCGCGTGGCCGACACTGTGATTGAAAACCGCGCCGCTCCGGCTGGCGTTGATGAGGCCGCTGTTCGCGCCATTTCGGACGAGGCCGTCCGCGTCGGCGGCATCGCCGAGCGCAAGCGCGCCGCTGAAATCCGCAAGCTCGGCAAGGAAGCCGGCGAGCCCGACCTGGCCGACGCGGCTATCGACAATGGCGATAGCGTCGAGGCGTTTCGTTCCGCCCTGCTGGAGGCACTGATGAAGCGCGAAGCACCGGCAATCGACAGTCGCGCACCGGCGCGAGTGGGCAAGGAACACGCCGAGAAGCGCGCAGAGGCCGTACAAGGCGCCATCCTGAACCGGATTGCCCCTGGCATCAACCCGTTGCCCGATGGCGGTCGCGAGTTCCGCGGCATGACCCTTACCGACATGGCGCGAGATGTGCTTGAGGCCAACGGCACGTCTACTCGGGGGATGAGTAAAGACGAGATCGCTGGCGAAGCGCTGGCGACACGCGCTGGCGGCCTGCTCTCCACGTCTGACTTCCCGATCATTCTTGGCAACGTGGTTAGCCGCACATTGCGGGCGGCCTATGACGTTGCGCCCCAGACTTTCCGCCCGCTGGTCCGCGAAACTTCGGTTTCCGACTTCAAGGAAGTCACCCGCGCTCAGCTCGGCGAGGCCCCTCGGCTTGAGCGTGTGAATGAGCACGGCGAATACAAGCGCGGGTCGGTCGGCGAGGGCTCGGAAAAGTACCGCGCCTATAAGTACGGCAAGATCGTCGGTATCACGCGCGAAGCGATTGTGAACGACGATCTGGATGCGTTCACGCGTATTTCGCAGATGTTTGGCCTGGCTGCTGCGCAGCTAGAGTCCGACCTCGTGTGGGGTGAAATCCTGTCTAACCCGACGATGGGTGACGGCACCGCGCTGTTCCACCTGGCCAACCACAAGAACCTCCAGACGGCTGCCGCCTTTGGCGAGGGGCCGCTTGGTATCATGCGGGCGGCGATGGCGAAGCAGGCCGGGCTTGACGGCAAAACCGTGCTGAACATCAGACCATCCTTCGCAATCGTGCCGATGGCGCTGGAGATCGCGGCCGAGAAGCTGCTCAACACGACTTACGTCCCGGCGAAAACCGATGACGCGGTTGCGGCTTCCATCCGCTCGTTGAGCGTCATCTCCGAGCCGCGCCTTGACAACGGCGTCGTTCATCCGGTCACCGGCGCTACAGTGTCGGGAAGCTCCACGGCGTACTATCTCGCTGCGTCGCCGGCTTCGACAGACACGGTCGAGCTTGCGTATCTGAACGGCAATCGCG